CTATCTCCATCTTTCATTTCCGCAATCCAAGCATCAGTTACTGTAACTCCGAATTGTAAATTTTGAATAGGATTACCTTCACTACCGATATCTAGAAATTCTAAAATATCATCATGTTCTACGGGCAACCAAGCTGCACATGCGCCTCTTCTTGCTTCAGATTGTTTACATACATCAACTGTAGTATCATACATTCTCGCATAGTGTACTGGTCCATCTGCAGTTCCTCCTGTCGAAATTGAAGTTCCTCTTGATCTAATGTTTCCTAAGTATACTGAAGTTCCTCCACCATATTTAGACATCATTCCAATTTCTCTACTACCATTTAAAATACTATCTAGAGTATCATCTACGTTAGATCCATAACAACTAACTGGTAATCCTTTATCCTTTCCAAAGTTTATCCAAACTGGCGTTGATAAACTATAGAAGCCTCTAGTCATATAGTCTTCAAACTTCTTAGCAAAGCCGTCAATTTTTAAATATCTCTCTGCTGTATTTGCTACATCTTTAATTCTTTGTTCTGGTGTTTCATCAATATATCCCCTTGATAGAAACTGTCTACTATCTTCATTAAGCCAATAATTCTTTTCGTACTTCATATATGTTTGTTTGTTTTAAAATAAATCGTCTTCAGTTATTGACTTAGATTTCTTGTTATAATCGGTTGATTTCTTGTAGAAAAAATCACCTTCTTTTGTTGAAAGTATTTCTACATCAAACCATAAAGTCTTTTCTATTTCAGTAAAATCAACTTCAAATACAGGCTTCATTCCTATTCTTCCTAATGAGTTGTTAAATCTATTCTTAATAAAATGCTTAATAGTTTCTTTTGATAAGAATTCAAGTTCACCTTTTTCAAAAATCCAATCTAGGATCTTGCACTCTGCTTTATATGCCTTTTGACATGCAGAATCTATAAGCTGTTCGAATTCTTCATCAAACCATTCTGGGTTCTCTGCTTTGATAATGTTAATTAATTCTGAACCAAAGTTTCCATGAATTTCTTCTTCTTTACTTGTTGCTTCTACTACATTAGAAATTCCTTTGAATAAATTCTTTTCTTTATTAAAAGACATCATAATGAAGAATTGGCTAAACAAACTAACATGCTCTATAAATAAAGAAAATAATAGTACTGATTTAGTGTACATTTTATTATCTCTACTTCTTGTTCCATCTAGGTATTTTGATAAATATGATATTCTATCCTTAATAGCTGGAATTTCTATAACATTTTCAAATTCTTTTTCAAGTCCTAGTATTAATAATAACTGTGCGTAAGCATCTTTATGTCTTACTTCTGACTCAGCAAATGTCATTCCTACATCTCCGATCTCTGTTATTGGCATTCTTTTATAAAGATCTGCCCAAAATGTTTTAACATTAACTTCTATTTGTGCAATAGCAAGCATTGATCTTTCAATTACTGCACGCTCTTCTGTTGAAATTTTAGTTTTGAAATCATCAATGTCTGTTGTGAAATTAAATTCAGTGTGAATCCAATATGAATGCCTAATTGCATCCTTGTACGCTAATAACTGTGGGTATTGGTAAGGTAAAATGTTTACCCTTTTCTTAAAAATGTCGCTCATTTTAAATTTAGTTTTTTTAGGTGTTGGTTATATATCAACCAATATTATACTGTAATGTTATTTTTTTAATTTTAATTTTTTCTCTAATTTCATAGCCTTCTCGTAGTATGCATACGACGTCTTTTTATACCCTTTACGTTGCTCATACAGATCTGCTAATATCTTTTTTAAGATAGAATCTTCTTTTTTAAATACAACACCGTTCTCGCAAACAATTACCTTTTCATCCTTTCTTCTTGTAGCGATTTCAGATTCTGGCACTTGTTCTAAGTATGATTCTGGTGAAATATTAAATTGTCTCATTATTGAAGGATACAGTGATGCGAAGTCAAATGCACTTACTCCACTATAATAACCTACAATTGGTTGTTTTACAAAAGCACCTTCAAACTTACCTTCTTTAAGAGCATCTGCTTTACCATATTCTACACCAATCTTTTTGTTTTGTTCTGCTAACTTTCTAGCTAATAATGATTCTGTAATAGCAACTGGTGAAGATGCTTTATATAATGGCATTTTTGTAATAGTAGCTAATGTTAAAAGAACTTCCATTGATTTTAATTGCCTATCTATATAATACACTAAACATGAATCTACTACGTTATAGTAAATGTATTTAGTAAAGTCGTTTTCATACAATTCTTGAAGACCTCCAGAGTATTTAATTTTATTAACATCTAATACTGCTCCTGAAACAAAGTCTAATGAATTAGATTCCTTAACAGCAACTGATCTATCATATTTATCATACAATTGCATGTAATCTAAAATACCCATATGCAATGGTCTACTATCTTTTCTATCTAGCTGACCAGTGATTGCCACTTGCTCCAGGTCGATCTGTAATCGTTTACATCTATTGACTATATACTGCCAATCATAGTTGATGAAGTTCCATCCCGTCATCATCGGGAACTTAGGTAAAAACTTATGCAAGAATGTATACAACATATTATACTCGTTATCAAACTTATGATATGAGAATTCCCAATCCTGATCATAATCTTTGAAATGCTTATTTGTATCTTCTTGTATTTTCCTCATGTCTTCCTGTGACATATCTTCTAATCCTAAAACAATAGCCTTACGTTCTGGTGTTATAATAGAGAACGATAAGATTCTTGTTTTAGCTTCTTCAGCTTTTGGAAAACCATCTACAATTTCTGTTTCAATATCTACAAAGTATGTTCGTGGCATATTGAATTCATAGATCTCATCTCTGTCAGCTTCTGGTAAAGAATCCATAAAGTACAATAAACTAAATTTATTGAATGATTTGGCATAACCCCTCTTCAGTGGCCTGTCATCCCAGTTTCTATATGTTTTATCTTTATTCTTATCTGTTTCTTTAGTAACTACCCAATTTTGGAATTGGTTAACGCCGTATCGTTTAAATGAAACTTTACCTTCTTTGTCATAATAAGAAATAATTAGTTCCTTGTCAGTTTGTTCAATGTCTAATAGCATTAATAGTTGTTTTTCTTGCGGTTTACATTCTCTTCAGCTTTTGCGAAGTAGTAGTTAAAGGCAGTCTTTGCGTCTAATCCGATTGATGATGCATAGTTTATAAAGAAGTGCAAAATATCTACCCATTCCATATACAATTCTTTCTTATCTCCTTCCGACATATCGGCTACTTTTAATGTATCGTATTTCTTAAAGTCTTTTTTCCAGTATTTCCATACTGCATTTCCAGAACCATCTTTAATACCACCAAGCGCGTCTGTCATTTCATGAATTTCATCTATTAATGAATGGGTGTTAACATGCCAGAAATCCATTATTTCTCTAATTGTCATGTTATCAAAATTGATGCCATAAGTTTCCTCTTGCATTTTCTTTTGGTTTTCCATGATGTCTGCTAAATGTGTTGTTGAATCTTTATAAAGGTCCTTTACTTCTAGATCTTTACATTCATTGTCTATGTTTGCCATTTTTTATATTTTTAAAGTTTATACTAATAATACGAGATATTTCTTAATAGTTTCAGTTTATTCATCCATTTTTAAAACTTCACCCCATTTTCTTTCAGAATTTGTCTTAATTTTAGTTTCTTCAAACTCTGGTAGAGGATTTCCACCAACATTCCAGAACCAAGCACCTTTATTACCATGTTTTACCATGAACTCCCATGCCTTAGCGTCATAATTCATAGCAGATGGAAATGGTGGTTCGTTTTCAGAAGTAACATTAGATGCAAATGCCTTTGGATGTGACCAAACTTTGGCTCTACCTAATTCACCGTTTTTAATATTTCTAGAAACTGCAACTGCATTGAATTTGGCTTCTGGCCAAGCAATCTGTAAAGATCTAGTAAGTACTCCAGTTGAAATAGCAGACCAAACATCTTCTGGATATCCATGCTTTTCAGCAATATTATATGCTACTTTAATGGCAGCTGCTGTAACTAATTCATGTTTTAATCCTAATGGAATAAACGTTGCGTTGTTATCTTCAGCCCATCGCTTTGCAATTGCATTCAGGTTAGGCATAGCTGCTATTCTTCTAAATTTAGGAATAGCACCTCTTTCAATACAAATTGCTTGATGATCTGAAATAATTTTACCAGATGGCATGAAGAGTACTAATTTCTTATTGTACTTGTTTGCTAAATACGCAAGCGATATACCAGCAAAGCCAAATTTAGGTTGGACATAAACTAAAGTATCGGTTGGTGCCTTTTGAACCAGAATGTCTCCAAATCTACATTTAGATCCAAAGCCCATCATGTCATCTCTCACTACTTTAAAGCCTGCATGATCTATGATAACTGGATCTGCTAAAGGATCTTGCCAATCTCCAGCTAAATCTAACCAAGCCTGTCTATTAGGCATCATCAAGTTAATATCTTGATTCATGTGGCTTTCCGTGTGTTTGTTGTGTGCCATTTTTTTATAAGTTTATTTTATTATTATTCGTTAGTTTACAATTCTCTCCATGCCATCTATAGTACATATTTGGGTTAAACTGTTTATGACAGTGTTCGCATGTTTTTTTAATAACATTCTTAGTTGTACCTGACATTCCTTTTTTCATTTGTAAAATATGTGCCGCGGATTTCTTTTTGCCCAATAAAGCTGCCGAAACTTTTTTATTCCATTCATCATCATGGGCAATATTCTTTAATGCCTGTTTAATTTTAAGTTTAGTTTCTTCACTGTGTTTTTTACCTTTCATTCCACTTGAACCACCGGTATGATGTTGCCTTATCTTTTCTCGAACTTCATCAGTAAATATAATTTCTGCTCCTCTTGCGTTATTATAATATTCGCTAGATTTTAAGTCTATTTGTTTTAATAGGTCTTGTTCATATTGTAATGAATCTGTTGCTGTTCCCTCAAAAACAATGCCTCTGTCCCATTTTTTATCATTATCATTAAAATCATCCCAAAATAGCTTACTGGAAGATGATGATATGTAACCATCATCTTTATCGCCCTTATGATAACCAATATATTTTTTGTTATCTGTCAAATTATTCCATACATATACAAATGCTTCCATATTAAAACTATTTTTTATTATATATCTTGGTTTTTGTATAAATTAGACATGTTTAAATATTTCATTAACTTCATGTGCTTCAATAGGATAATTTCTAGCCCATAAGTATTGTGTTGTTTGTCCGTTCACTTCGATGGTTTCTGTTGGATGTTTAGCTAGATTGAACTTAGCATCAAATATCCAATTATATGGAATTCTTTTGGTTGGTGATTTAATACCATGACTGATTGCAATGTGTTTGAAAAAAAAACAAGTTTTATCCTCCACATTTAACATACGTTGACTAGTCATTGGATTATTTGGATGAGTTGTTAAAACTTCCATTTGTCTAATCCATTCTTCAGCGTGCTTGTTCTCTGCTATAAATTGACCGTCTTTGTCAATAGAATATTTTACTTTACCATTTAGGTTTGGTCCACCAAATACTTGCATCATACCATCAAAATGTCCAGTTCCACCAAAAAGTACAGATTCTGGATCTACTAAATCAGGTCTGCTCATTGCAACATATCTTGCTGTATTTTTACAAGGATACAATGGACTTCTAAAGTTTTGATGTTCTTTAAAATAAGCTTCTAAAAGTTTTGCGAACTCCATCATAGTATACGGTCTATCTAAATTCTCTAAAATATGAACCATATCTTTGGCTGCTTTTTTAGGTCCTTCTAATAACCAATCCTTTACTATTGTACCTTTTGGGTAATATATCTGGAAAAGGTCATTACGTGCATGTCTATTTTCAATAAAATGTTCTCTAGTTTTTACTTCACCATCATTGATTAATCTATTGATAGTTCCCCAATGTTCATTACTGAAAGAAAAAACTATCGTATAATATAATAGTTTTTCTAAATCAGTTTCGTGTTGCATCATATAACAATATGGATGTTCATGCCAGTGTAATCTATGTGAAAATATTTGATAATCTTCTAGAAGTAAACTATCTTGTCTTTTGTCAAATGCATGACAGAATTCAAAGAATTTATCAAATCTTTCTTCTTGTGTCCAATCCTTCATCCAACTTTCCTTTGGTTTACCCTTTTTCATAAGTATTTCTGAAGTACCAGTATATAGTATATTATGTGGATTGGTTTCTGAAGTACCATTAAATTCAAATAAGCTATTCTTTAAAAAGTTAACATTACTCGATCCTTTTTTTGGATTAGATTCAATTATAAGTTTAGTGTCCTTTTCCTTTTGTTTATTCATAAGTGGCAGTTGTTATACTATTTACTTTACTTTTATATTCATCAACTGTCAAATTCACTGATGCTAAGACTTTATTATCAGATGGAAATGATTTCATTCCATTAAATGTTTTTAATAAGCCTAAATCTAACATTGCTTTTTGTCTACCAAATGGATGATCTAGTATAGATGAACTATTCCAAACGCCATCAAAGTCTATATGATTATATGCAGCACCAGGTCTTAGATAGTTTTCAATCCATCTAATAAAATCACATGCTACATCCTCAGCATTGTATGGTAAGCTTCCAGTGTCTTCATATATTCTTGTCATTACTGCATCTAAGAATTCTTCAGATTTCTTACCTTTCTTTTCAATAGGATCTGCAAGATATCCAATACATTCTACTGCATTAGTACCATAGTAAAACATAGATTCTCTATTTACATATTCTGGATACCAATCTGCTATATCTGCAAGAACTGCTGCGTATTGAAATCTATAAGCTCTTAAGCCATTATTTGCATTCCATTCAAACATCCATTCTCCTATCTCTCTTAAATCTTTTTTACCGCCACTTCTTAAAAATACAGCCATATCTCTTGAAAGTCTTGGTAGAAATTCACATAAGAAATAATCTCCGCCTCTTTTGTAAACATATTCAGGTTCTGTAAATGATTCCATACCTATGAATGAATCTTCATTGCCTGATGGTTTTGGTGGTTTTGGAAATGCTGGAAACTGATACCCAACTGAAGTATAAAATGGTGTTGGATGATGTTTAACAACTTCGCACATATCTTCAATTGTTTTACATTCATGAAATGCGAATATAACAGTATTGTGATAACCTGAAGGTTTAGTAGCATAATTAATTGCACTACCACATACTCTATGTAGAATGAACAAATATAACCATTCTTCTAATCCAAAGTCTTTATGTTTACCAGTCCAATTATTTGCAACTTCTTTTCTTTGTGGGAATATTTTACCAGCTTTCATGTGTTCCCAATATGGATGATCTTCTGTCCAACCATAAAAACAATCGTTTATAATTTGACTAAAACCAGCATACTTCCTTTCTACTACATCATATAAATGAACGTGCTCCATTAATGGATCATTCATACCGCTTTCTTCATGAGGTATCACACCTAAGTTGCTAGTTTCTTGTTGTTTCTTAGCAAGTTCGAAGTATCTCAAAAACTCGTCGTAATATTTAGTAGTTTTTATTTCCATATTAAAATAATGATGTTGTTTGCTTGATTAATTTTTTATTAGGCTCATTATTGATTAAATCCCATCTATAAAATTCACGTGCAATGTGAACTGATTTTGGTTTTTCCATCACGTCAAACGTTAATTCACCCTTTGCATTGAAATATGTTTCTGGATGATTATAAGATTTCCATTTGTTTCTTTCACACATTAAATCAATACCTTCATTTATCTCGTGTACGATCTTAGTTCTTTCTAACCATGTACCCATAAATGGTGTATCTTTATAATAACCTGTTTTTGGTAAAGATCTGCTTTCGTTTTCAATTGGTAATACATGAACAACTTCTATTTCTTCTACCCCGTTTGTTTGTAATTTAATTAATTCAGATTCATAATCAGTTAATAACCTCTTTACTGATAATGATGGATCTGATTGTCTCATTAAATGATGACGTACATCAATGTTACCCATATAAACTCTAAGAGATTTAATCCAGGGATATATGTATACATCTAATCCAGTTTTAAGTGTGCCATACATAGTCATACCGTCATGACGTTGCGTCATATAACCCTGTGTATATTGACTAAACGAATGACTGTCACCGAAACAAAGTTTATCAGTTTTTTCTATACAATCTATTTTTGGAATGTCATTGGCACATATTTCTTTTATATGTCCAACTTGAGAATACTCTTCCGAATTTATTTCACCTAGTGTTTTGAATAAATCAGTACCTGTATGTAATCGTTGATCAATTAGTTTACCAATACATGGCATGTCATGATGTAATGAAAACATTTTAGTGCTACTGAAAATTCTCATAATTTGATGATACAAATCATCGTTGGCTCCTCCAAAAATATTGAAAGTACCTTTAAATTCCATACCATGTTCTAGTAGAATTACATCAAAGTCATCCCATTTTGTTGTAGTATCTGTAATCACTTCTACATTTACGTAGCCTGCATTTACACATTGATTTGCTAAATGAAATGCCCAACCTGATTTATGTGAGCTTGTCTTTGGACTTAATTTACCAACTAATGCTGCAATTCCAATTTTAGCAGACTTGTCTGAAATATAGTCGGTAAGGTATTTTAGTTCTGTCATATTTTAATTATTTAATAGGATCTTCAGTTTCACCATAACCGTGCTTTTCTATATAATTATCTAAAGCTCCCATGTAAGCAACTGCATCTAATAGATTATCTTGCTTGTAGTTATAAGAGTGTCTACTTAATTTTAATGCAACAAGTGCTGCATACATATCAGAACCGTTAAGATCTTTACCAGTCATACCGTTGAAAACCATAGCAGCTCTACGCATACCTTCTTCAAATGGACCGTATTGTCTTGCCTTTTCTTCAGATCTTTCGTTAACAATTTTATCAGCTTCCGCTAAAATATTTAATTTACTCATATTTAGTGTTTATTATTATATGAAGTTTTATCATTTTGTTTAGAATTAACATGTAATTTCTATAATATACTACTAATATAAACAAAAAAAGCCAAACAGAATTTGTTTGGCTAATTATTTTAGTAAAGTTACGAACAGTAGAATATTTTAATATTCAAATGGCGGTGTTCCATAACTTGCTTGTTTTACAGCGTACCATGTTCTGTCTATTTTAAAATACCAAAAAGTAGATCCTTCTATTATATAATGTTCTCCTTTAGGACTATATGATTTGTAACCTCCTCTTGTAAAGTTCTTTGTTACAGGTACTCCATCATCCCATGTTTTATCAGTAGTTTGAGCTTTGAATGATTGGCCGGTAAATGTTGCCAAATGTATTTCAGCATCTTTACCTTCTGCCTTTTCATCAGAAGCAAATGCATCTAATCCATGAAGCTTTTTAGCTTCATTAATTGATTCCTGTATATAAGATTTTAAAGTTTTAAGATGTTTCATTTTCTTTTTATTTTTTGTAAAGTTACAACCAGTTTATTTGATTTTCTTTAACATTTTTAAAGTATCTTCTAAGTTGTCTTTAATCATATCAACATAATCTAAAGCGCCTTGGTCTAATGGTTCTTTTAAAAGACGAGAAAGTCCTCTAATAGTTGACTTAATACCTTCAGAAGAATTATATACCTTCGATATTTGATTATCTACTACAGATCCTTCAGTTACGATAGATTCTTTTACTTTAGAATAAAGTTGTTTATCTCCATTCCATTCCCAATCAACTTCATCAAATCCTTTAAGTTTTTTAGCCTTTTCATATTCCTCTGATGATAAATTAGATTGTTTAAGATTTATACCCTCTATTATATGAGATTCTAGTGTTTTTAAATGTTTCATTTTATTAACTTGCTTTTTTTTCTTTTTGTATTCCTTTTCAGCGTCTCCACTGCCTGCTGGCGCATCTCCAGAACCTAGCGTACCGTTACCTGGTAATATTACTGGTCCCATGCCCGACATAATTGCAGTAGATATATGTTCTGTTAATGTTTTGATATATTTATTACCAAGCATACGACATATCTTCTACTTGTTTTACTTTGTCCATAGTTCTTTTAGCATATTCTTTGACAGATTTAACATACCATGATTCTGTATTTCCATATTTACTAACAGATTCTTCTTCTTGCTTTACATAATCTACATATCTAGAATAATCATCTAGTAGATTTGACATATGAGAAGCAGCATCTCTTAATTTAACTTCCTTTCCTTTCTTACTCTTTCCGATTATAGGATCTCCAAATCTACCTGTTTCTCCTGAAGAAATACCTGTTTTGATTTGATTTGCCATTTTGTCTATTGCTTCTGAAACTAATTTATCTAAAGGTAATTTTGATGCCTTGTTAGCTAATATCGTTTCGTATCTTTTTCTGTTATCTGCTTTAAAATCTTTATCAGATTTGAATGCTATTGCACCAGCTTTTGCAGAATCTCTATCAGCTTTCTTAGATGCTGTAGAATACTTTTGTTGTAATAGTGTTAAATTAAGTACAACTGCTCTATCAGCTACATCTGCAATTCTTTTAACATTATAAAGTCCTGTTGAATCCCAACCTTTATATTTTTTAGAAATACCTACTGAATCTGCTGCATTGTTACCGGTTTTAAGTAATCCTCTTTTCCAGTTGTTTTTATAAAACGCATTATCTCCAGATGCAACTGCTAATAAATAACCACCACCTGGTATATCGTTAGCATTATAATTGTTATCGCCGTCCTCTGCATATGGATTTTCTTTTTCATTATCTGAAATATAAAATACAATTGTATTATCTTGCTTTTGCTTATATGCTAATGATGGATCAATAGTAATAATGTCTTCATCTTGTATTTTATCTAATGCTAATTTAGTTGTAGAATAAAATGCTTTTGCTAGATTTTTATCAACTTTGTTTCCTTTACCTGTTAATATACTTGTTAATATACTCGATGCGAAAGCTTCATTTAAAGATTCTTTGAATTCTTCAAAACTTTCAAATACAAATTGTGATTTCATTGTTGTTTGTTTATTTTCTATTACTAATGTTGGGTTCTTATTTAAAACTTCTTCCATGTCTAATTCTGTTAGTGCCATGAAACTAGATTCTCCGTATTTCTTTGCTAATTTATCAGCTAACTTTATATTTATTACTCTAGATAATTCATCATGTGATAATGTTGCTATTCCAAATTCTCCGAATATTTCTTCAGCATTTGCGTTTGCTATTTTAAAAGCACTT